GGCTGCGAACTTCAAGAAGCGGTCTATTGCAAGACTCATTTCGTCCTTTGTCAGTTCCGTTGTCGAGCGAAGATACTCACGTTCCACATTTAGAATTTTGTCATACCTCTTGCGAGCAAAAAGTTCATGGTTACAATAATTCTTGAAATAGGCATCCTTGACTTCTTGCATTGGCAAACCGATTTGAAGAGCAAAGTATGATATTGCTAAATGACAATAGGCGTTCTGATTTAGAGAACGAGCCTTCTTTTCAGTCAACTCTACCATACTTTTACTCTCTTCAAGTTTCTTTACCCTAAGTTTGAATGATTCCAACTCCAAGCTGTTAGATAAATCGTACATCATATCTCAACCGCATTAAACGTTTGTTTTATCATTTCAACCTTACACCTTATCTCAAAAAGGTAAATCGTCAGAATCCCCTTGTGTCTGTGCTGGCTGCTGTCTTGGTGGATATGGATTTTGCGGAATCATTGGATTTGCTACGCCAGCAGCATTAGCAGAACTTGCCATAGCTTGTTGCGCTGCTTGTGCGCCAGACTGAACATTACCACTAAAACCGCCACATTGTGCAGGAGATTGCTGAGTCTGACGGATAACGTTCCAAGCGTTAACCGAGTTAAACCATCTTCCATTATATTCTCTAGCATTAATATCGAACTGAACGGTAAGAATCTCGCCAAGCTGAATGTTAAGTTGGTCTATCTTGTCGTTTGTAACATCGAATGCCAGTTTTTTAGGGTACTGCTCTTGCGTCTCCAACACATAGGAAATGCTACGCCACTGATTACCTCTTTGTGATGTTCCGCTTCTTTCAGGTAACACCACAATAATTTTTCCTTGTAGTTCCATTATTACATATTAATAATTTCGTCAATGAACTCATTTGCCAACATAACTCTAGCTTCCATAAGCTTTACATCGTCTCCATTTCTCTCAATCTCAGCCCAATGAATAGGCTTAGATAACCAAGGGCAGTATGTAATGAAGATACCGCTAGTAGCACCAGTACAGCTCATTTCTGCCATCATCTGCCAGTAGTACTTAGGCTCAACTTCTTTGAGTGATGCTGCATCGTGGATAAGCGTGCGGTACTTCATATAAGTATTGATGTTAGGGCATTTAACCTCAATAATCTTAATATCGCCACCATTACGACCATAGATTGCACCATCAGGGCTTGCTGCGAAGTAAGGGATTGTGTCGTGCTTGCAAGAAGAAACATCTGCAATCTCTATTCCTTCGTTTTGTGGAAGTTGGCAGAAGCAAGCCTTTGCTTGGTCTTCCATATCAGCACCCCATTGCATTGCCTTTGTGTTTACGGAAACTTGGTCGATGTAATCTTGGAATATATCGTCATCGTTCAAGAAATCGGGATTGAAAAGACGTTCACCAGCAATCTGAAATAAATACGATTTGGCTGTATCGGAAAAAACCTCGTCTTTCTTGCGACCAGACTTCATAAGGTCAGCAACCTTTGAACCTGTTATGTGACCGACCCTATTTCTGAACCACGTCAAACTTCGTTGTTCTACATTGTCGGTAATCATTTCTTATCCTCCTTCTTGGCAGCATCAGCCTTGGCAGCATCAGCCTTGGCAGCTTCGGCAGCCTTTGCAGCTTCGGCAGCCTTTGCAGCAATATTCTCTTTCTTCTCGCTTTCGATGTTATCAACATACTCTGGAGCAAAAGCATCAATATCCAAATCTTGAACATCAGAAGTATTGGTATTGATAACCGATTGGTCGAAAGTAACCGCATTCTGCATTTCGATTGATTTAGGAGCAAACTTCAAAATGGATTTGAGAACCGTCTTCTGAGCCATAGCATCGAAATCAGACTTCCAAGGAGAATTGAAACCAGCTCTGAAAGCTTGGCTAAACTTTGTAGCGTGAGCCTTCACCTTTTCAATATCCCAATAAGCAACCTTCGTGAAACCGTTTAGAAGTTCAAACTTAGCCATATAACCGATAACCTTATCTGACTTCTTTTGTTTCTTGTCGAAGACATACTCTTCATCGAACTCATCACCAGACACATATTCTCCTTCGTGAACAGGAGCAGCGAGGATTTTCTTGAACTGACCGCTTCGTTGGCAAAGTTGGAGCAATCCCAAATAACCAACTTGGAACTGTGCTTTCTTTCCATAAGGAATGATATAGCACTGCCCAAGTGTAGGTATCACCTGCAACTGCATTGTTGCAGCGACCATAGCAGCACCGATAATACTCATAGGTTCGGCATTACGAAGTTGTGGATTTCCGTTAGCCACACTGATAACCGAACTCATAAAACTATTAGCCATTTGTGGGCTATTCCAAACCTCGTTGAGTTTTCCAACTACGGCAGGTGAGTGCATTAACTCACCGAGCGACATATTGTTTTGTTGTGTCGCAACTTGTGTATTACTCATTTTACGTTTAAAATTTAAAAATTAATCACTGATACTTCCATTCCCAATCTTTGCAAACATAATCGCCATTGTAGCTTGCATTAGGGTCTTTGCAGACTTGGAGAAATATACAATCGTGGCAGCTTCTTTTGTAGAAAGTTGCGATTTTACTGTTTGCCATAGTTTTGAGATTTAATGTACTCTATCAATATAACTAAAGTACGTCTCCACAATTACCGAACCAGTAGTTGTAGGTCTTTCGTAATAATGTGGAATTGTACCTAACTTTCTGCCATCACCATCTTGGTAATTCAGAAAAATAGCTCTAGCCGCCACTTCTCTTGACTTGTTTGCAGTAAGTTCCATCAAGCAAGCGTGTAACTTGCGTTGATGGATTACTGCATTAGCCATTTTTGACGGCATAGATGCTATAAGTTTGTCGATTCTACTCATTCTTTTCCTCTCTATTTTCGGGAGATGGAGCGTGATGTTCGAATACATCGAAGACATGAGTTTCGTTGAGACCTACGATGTCGTAATTAATCATTGTCTTGCCCATAGCCTCAT